TCGGTTGGGGCGGAATTGCCCGCTGCATGAGAAGATAACTACCCGAGGAATAATCGGGAGTCAAGTATATAATTCCCCTTTAAAGCGAGAAGAACTGCCAGCCTAGGGGGCCGCAAGTCCTCACGTCCATTGGTAGCAGTCACAAGGTCTGTTGCGGCTTTCGCGAGCGTCATGACCTCATTGGGGTACCGCTGCGCAGGTTTGGGCTGCGGGGTGGAGCGAAGGGCGGCGAGGATGGCCTCATGGTTTTTCATAACTTCGATCCAGATCTCTTCGGGAGTATGGTTGAAGACTGTGCAGTCTTCCTCACGATCCACGTCTTCGAGCATATCGCGAAGGTCGGCCAGCGCATCGTTGTCAGTCTGGGTCACGGCTTCACCAGCCCCCGGACCTTCCGGCCCAGCTCAAGATCAGCCTGATCCTGCGCGGAGAGCGCGGGAGATGTGGTGGCAGCCGGCGCATACCGCTCGATCACGCCATAAGCCGGATTGCCCAACGGGAACCGGATGCGATCCGTCTTGTCCCAATACTTGATGTCGCGAAACAGTTCGCCGCTCGGGAAAGGGCTGATACCTGACGCATCGCAGCGCTGCGTGACGGTGGCGGGGTCGATGCCCCAGGGCGGCGGGGTCTTGCCGCCGATGGTGATCCACGGCCCCCAGGAGACGGGCTTCGGGGCGGACCATGTGGACAGGGTGGGCATTAGATTGCTCCTTCGAGAGCGGGGACATTGGGCCGGTCGAAGTGCTGCACACCATCCAACAGGTGTCCGCCCTTGTCAGGGCCGCGACCGCCCCCTTGCTTGAAATTGAAGACGCGGCCGAGATCGGCGGATTGGCGGCGCAGGCTGCGCGCCCAGTCCATCTCCATTGTGCGGGCGCGTGGCCCGCTCTCGCCGCCGACGATGATCCAGTCCGGAGCGCTGCTGTCGAGAATGATCGGCCCAAGGAGGGGCTCGAAACTGCCAAACGTGAATTGCACGTCCGCGAAATGCTTCACCTCTTCCAGCTTACCCCGGTCTCGGTCGTATTCTTCCTGGTTCGCCATTGTCGCGCCGATGGCGACATTACGGGGAAGCGGACGGCACCCGCGAGCCAGATCGGTCATGCGACGGACATTGCCGATGCGCTTGGTCAGCAGCAGCCAGACAAGGTTCGGCGTTTCCTCGATCAGATCCATCAGATCGCGGCGCCACAGTTCGTCCACTTCATTGTCGAACACGTCGGCAAGACTCGCGCAGAATACGAATGGGCGATTTCCAGATGCGGCAGCGTCACGATTCCAGCGGCGCGGCTTGGACCAATCGCTGGTGCGCACGCGATCTTCGCCGACGCCCCAGCGAGCGCGACCATATCGCCTGTCCATCATGTCTTCGGCGTAACAGTTGTCGCACGCCGGGCTGACCTTGGTGCAGCCGATCCATGGGTTGAAAGTGGCGTCGGCCCATTCGATCCTGGTGTTGTCACCCACGTTCAGACTCCTTCAATTTCACCAAGCCCAGCCCGGACAATCCGAACCTCAGCCTCGGTAGGCAGGATGAGCGCCGCGCGGTTCAGCAGCAGCGCGATGGCTTCGGCGACAGCGCTGTCGCGGCAGTCGGCGAGGTGCCGGCCGGATTGGAGCAACTGCTTGCCGTGGGCGGAAATGGGCGGGATGGGCATGGTCAAAGCTCCCCGCAACCGCGCCCGGTGCGGCTGGAGTCTGTCGGATCTGTAAAATCCTTCCAATGCACCCAGCCCTGCGGACAAGCGAAACCCCATTCGCGGACCTTCGGGCCGGTCATGAACAGCGTGACGGCGCGTTCGCCGGGGATCACTTCGAGGCGGTGGAGCGCCTCCGCCGGGCGCTCGACGAAATCACCAGCCACGCGCAGGAACGATCCTTCGGGCGTGTGCTCGATGTATCGGCCAGACAGGATCAGGCTGCTGTTCGGCCACGGATGATCGTGCATCGCGCGATCGTCGTCGCTCTTGCGGATTTCGTGCAGATACTGGTTCGCGAACTCATTGCGAGGCACAACCCACCATCGACGCAAATAGTCCGCGCCTATCACGAAGTCCGGGCGACGGGAGCGCATGATAGCGCGTGCCCAGGTTTCGATTTCAGGGACAGTGGCGTAACCCATTCTCCTACCCCTCCACCTTGGCGCGCTGTTCAGCATCCACCGCCGCCCGAACCGTCGCGATCACGTCGGCGACGGTGTGCGTCCCCTCGATCGCCCCATCAGACAGTTCGATGCCGAACTCCTCATCCAGCGAACATGAAACGCAGACCGGGTAGAAGACGCTGCCATCGAGTTGGTCGAGGCGATGACGGAGCTGCACGTCCGCGAGCGGGCTGAATGCCTCGCTGCGGATCACGGCGATGACGCGGGTGGGGAGGTTGTCCATAATCAGGACTCCACCAGGCAATCGTCGCAATCGCAGTCTCTGGGGTGATCCGTAGAATCGGCCTCTTCCCCGCCACCGAACAGCATCTCGCCCTCCTCCGCATTCGGCAGCGCCAATGCTGGAACGGTCGCGAACACGCTGGCCGGCAGTTCGTAGTTACGCGTTGGGCGACGCTGGAACGCAACCGCTGCGCTGACCGGCGTGAACTGGTAGATGCTTGACCCGCCCAGTAGGACAGGCCCCAGCATCACGTCGCCAAACAACGGCTCGACTTGCAGCATCTTCGTGCCGAAGCGCTCCACTTCGGATGTCCGACCGATCAGCGTGCGGTGGCCGAGAGCCTCGACGATGGCGTATTCACCTTCCGGCATATCGGTGGCGGAAATGGGGAGGTTGTCCATCACCTCAGCCCTCCCCGCCCTGCGCCTTAACCTCGCGCTTGCGGTTCATGATGTCCCTGTCGATCGAGCGGACCAGGTTGTCATCGGCGGCCTCGACCTGATCGCGCAGGCCGTTGCACCAGTCGCGGTCGATCCCCTCGACGGCCTTGACCGTCTTCGCGGCGGCCAGCTTGGTGCGGAGCACGCGCACGTCGGCCAGATAGGCAGGCTGGTTGTCATCGGCTCCGCTATGCGCCTCGCCGCGCTGATCGTCGGACGGGCCTTCGGCGGCGGTGGGGTTGTCCTGGGAGAGGGTGCCGTCGTTTGGTTGACTTGTGACGGCCTCTTCCAGCGCGTCCAGCTTACTCACCTTCTTCGCCGCGCCTTCCGGCGTGGGGAACTCCTCGTCAGCCGTGATCTCGGAGCGTTTGATGCTCTGGTAGGAGATGCGCAGGTTCGCCAGATCGACTGGCGTGAAGCGATCTACCGGACCATGCTTCGCCTCGATCCGCGTCTTGTCGATGCCGATCTGCGCGAATGCTGTCAGCAGCTTGGAAACACGCACGGTCAGCGGCTCTTCTGCCTCGCCGCGCTCCAGCGTGTTGCGGCATTCCTCCTCAGCGGCCTTCACGAGATACGGCGGCAAGACATTGAGGATGCATTCTCGCAGGCGGCGCGCGCCCATGTTCGCGTTGTTTTCGTAAATGTCGCGCGCATCGGTCAGGCGCGATGGGCCACCCTTCTTGTCGCGCAGGTGAGGAACGATGAACTGCGTGCGGGACTGTGTGTTGGTCTCCAAGTCCCACGCCCTCGCGAGCATCTCCGAATAGCCGGCCTCGTCGTTCCGCTCCAATTCGATCACGTCGTGCATGATGTTGCCCCAGCATCGGGCCAGTTCGCGGGCGATGTGAATGGTGAGGCCGGACACACTTCCGCCGCCACGGCTGAACTTGAAGAACGCGCTTTCAGCGACCTCGCGTGTCCGGCAGCTTTCAAGGGCCTCGTTCAGCGCCTGCGACTTATCGCGCGGGCGATTGGCTGCAACGACGAGCGCGCCTTGTACTTCCGCGATGGCGCGGGACTGCTCCACGACAGTGGCCTGACTGGCGCCATGCCCGCGTGCCTGTGCGTTGCCGCCGAGAATGTCGCTTGCTGTACGGCGGGGCTGTTCGATGATTTGGTTAGTCGCGTTCATTCCACGATTTCCTTTATGTAAAAGCGCCGATGCGGCTTCCGGCCTTTGATGACCGTGCCGACCATATCGGCCGTGATTTCTTTGTCGGGCTGACCCGCGACAGTGGGGATTTTCACCGAGTAGCCATCGACCATGGCAAAGGCATTTTCGCCAACCTTGTCGAGCAACTCGGACTGGATTGCTTCGACGCGTTTTTCGGCGGCCCGCTTCTGGTCTGTTGCCTCGATGTATTCGGCAGTCAGTTCGTACATGCGGTTGTCGTGCCGCAAGTCGATGACGCCGCCGCTCGTCTCCGCATAAATCTCTGTCAGGACGCCCCTGTCGCGCGTGTAATCCGGCTTCGGCGGCTTGTTGTCGCGCACCGACTTCCAGAACTTCGCAACACGCGCCTCGATATCCGCGTAGATCGCAGGGCGGAAATCGTACTGGTAGCGCTCCAGCTTGTTGCCGCCGACAAGGGCGATCAGGTCTCCCCACGCACATTTGTCGAGACCGACGTAGGTCTGTGTTTGCAGAAGATAGTTCAGGGGCGGTTCGCCGTCCCATTTCTTCCACTCCAGCCAATCGACCATCTTGGTCTCAAGAATGCCAGGGCCGCGTTCAGGACAGATAACGCGCCGATCAGGGTGGCCGCCGAGGCCCGCGCCGTTGTCCAGCTTGTCAATCTGCTCGCGGTCGATGTAGCCCCAACGCTCCTTGGCCGCCTCGACGATCTCGCGCTCAAAGCGGATACCCCAATAGGCGCGCTCATTTTGAGGAACGCCATCCGCGCCGATCACGTTGAACTCTTGGCCGGCGATATTTCCCGCCTTCAAGTTCCAAAGCTCGAACTCGGTCAGCCACGGCGATGCACCGAACAGTGCAGCCACTTCACCAGCGCCGACATGCTGCGCGCGGAAGATGGCGTCTGTGTCGATCTTGCTCTGAGCGTTCACAGGATTATTCTCCGGTTGTCGAGCGCAGCCCCCCACCCCCAGCGGCCTCGACGCCGGGGGTTTTCTCGGGGCTGGGGGACCGCGACGCTGGCTGTTCAACAGCGTCCGAGGACTGCGGGGCGGAAGGGGTGGTAAGCGCCACGTCAGCGAGTTTGGGCTCAATCAAGCCGCGCTTGGCGTAGATACCGGCGATGGCATCGGTGATAGCGGCTTCAAGAGACTCATTGCTTGCAGACGCACAAAGGCGTTTCTCGCCTTGATCGTCGATCTGAGCATGTGCGTAGCAAGTGAAACCCGCACTGTTCGCTGGGTGAAGGTTTATCGACAGCGCAATCAGGTTGTGTGCGGCGCAGATATCATAAAACGACTTTTCGAGACTGTTCATCTCACCCTCCAAAAGCGATAAGGAAGCCCACCGCGATCAGCACGAGGCCGATCAGCAGCGCGGAACCTGCGGCAAGCGATGGCTCGCCGGCGGGGCGTTCCCACCGCGACGAGAACCGCGAGCGATCCTGATAGCCGTGGTGGACGATATGGGTGCGGACGCTGCCGGTGGTGGTGTAGCGGGTCATCGGCGCAACTCCCGCTTCTGCTTCGCAGCGGCATCGTAGCGCTCTTGCGCAGTGACCGGCGGATCGCCTTCACACATGTCCGAGAACGCATCGGCCGCAGCGTCATCGATCTCGTCTTGGGTCATCGGCCGCCAGCCATGGCCGCAGCAGTCGGGGCAGTCTTCCTCGGTCAACTGCACGCGGCTGTTGAAGGCCCAGCGGCGAGGAATCCAGCCATTGCCGTCACAGCGCTTGCACTCGATGTCGGGGGTAAAGCCGTTGAGGTAATGCATCACGCCAGCCCTCCAATTTCGCGCCGGTCCATGCCGACGACATCGGCCCCAGGCGTCCAGCGCCACGGTTCGACAGGTTCGATTTCGCGCAGTTCGCGGCAAAACAGGCGCTCGGCCTTCAGTGGCTGGACGCGCTTCGGTGCGCCGAAGTTGTCGGGGTCCGCGATCCACCGCGCTGCCTGCTGCTTGACGTAGTAGACGTGTTCGATCCTCGCGCCGCTCACTACGGTTTGCAGGACGGTGAAATAGTCCTTGTGCCGGCAGGCCTGTGCAGCTTGCTGGGCCGCATCCGCGAGGGTTGTTGCGCTGGTTTCAATTGGCTGCGAACAGCCATTGTCCAGCACGCGCCAGGCGCGGAAGGTTTCCGCCGGCAGCAGATGCGCGTAGGCGGGGCGGGTGACGGTGGTCATGCCGCTGCCCTCTCATGCTGCCCCGCAACCTCGATCAGTTCCCGCGCGCCCGTGGCCGCAGAATCGAAGCTGTCGAGCATGAATTGAGCCTCGCGCTCGAACTCGCTGTCGCGCAGGCCGTGGGCAAGGCGGACGAGGTTCGCCAGGTTGGTGCGCGCGGCGTCGATGTAATCGGCGAACACGGCGCTCGTGGCGGTGACGGGGATCGGCGCCATCGCTCAGCCCTCCACCGGGAGGGGTTCGTCGGCGAGGGCTTCGGGCGGCGTGCGCGCCAGCTTCACCGCGTCGAGCGTCTTGGAGACAGCCTCGCTGAGTGTGTTGCCGGCACAGGACCCGAGGGCGAGTCCGGAGCGCGAGAAACCATCCCAATAAGCTGCGGCAGCAAAGCGCATGCCGCCATCTTCGTATTTCAAAGCACTGACCGTAAAGACGGTCAGATCATGCTTCTCGCAGATGTCGCGGAAGGATTGTTCGAGGGCTGACATCACGCGGCCTCCTCGACAAACAGCGCCTTGAACCGCTCGCCATACGAGCCGAACGCAGCCCCCAGCACGACGTCGAGCGGCAGTTCATCGGCATCCGGATCAAGCCCGGCCTGCTCCATGCCATGCCGCGTGCCTTCCTCGCAGGCCCCGGTCACAAGTCGGAAGTCCTCGATCAGCACCGTGCCGCGAGCCTTGATCTCGGCGACAAGCTCGTCCTGGTCGAACTCGCGCTCCATCGATTTGAAGCGGACATCGCGCATGGCTTTTTCAACGGTCTTGCCGTGTGCGTAATGCTCGCCAAGCTGCGCCACATAGCAGCGCTTGAGCTTGTCCAGATCGCCGCCGCCAAAGTAGGCCGCGTGGAAGATGGTGTATTCGCCCGCCGTGCGCTCGGAGAGGATGAGCATGGTCTGGCCATCGACATGCTTGAGGAGGATGGTCTGGCCGCCATAGGTTTGATATTCGTCAGTCAGCCCAGGCAGATCGACGCCGCCGCCATTGGAGAACGTGGTGCTCTCGGGCAGCGTGGTCAGGCTGGTCAGATAGACGCCGCCGCCATTGGAGAACGTGGTGCTCTCGGGCAGCGTGGTCAGGCTGGTCAGATAGACGCCGCCGCCATTGGAGAACGTGGTGCTCTCGGGCAGCGTGGTCAGGCTGGTCAGATAGACGCCGCCGCCATTGGAGAACGTGGTGCTCTCGGGCAGCGTGGTCAGGCTGGTCAGATAGACGCCGCCGCCATTGGAGAACGTGGTGCTCTCGGGCAGCGTGGTCAGGCTGGTCAGATAGACGCCGCCGCCATTGGAGAACGTGGTGCTCTCGGGCAGCGTGGTCAGGCTGGGCAGATCGACGTAGCCGCCATTGGAGAACGTGGTGCTCTCGGGCAGCGTGGTCAGGCTGGGCAGATAGACGTAGCCGCCGTTCGAGAACGTGACACCCTCGGGCAGCGTGGTCAGGCTGGTCAGATCGACGTCATATTTTCCACCGACATCAACCCCGCTCTCGGTGAGCGTGTAGGGATAGCCTTTGGCGTCGAGTGTTTTTGTGAAGTCGGCGAGGGCTGACATAACTTCCTCCACATGCGCCTTGCGGCGGGCCGGTCGCGGGGTGCGGGCCGGCGGTGTGGGGGTGTTATGGGACAACTTGTCCCTATGGTCAAGGACAATTTGTCCCTTTTTTATGGTGCCCGTGTTTTTCTCGCCCTCTGAGCGCGCTACACCACAAAAAACCCGCCGGTCGCTGGGACGGGCGGGTGTGGGCTTGCCCACCTGAGGCGGACAACCATGCGCGGCTTATCGCAAGGCTTGGCCAGAAAATCTGGAGACAAATTGTCCTTGCAAAAGGGGACATATTGTCCCATTAATCCACCATGCAAAGCGGACATCTCACTTGGGCCATCGTTGACAGCGAGGCAGAAGCGCTGGGCGCGCCGGCTGAGGCGCGTAGGAAATGGCGACAGTCTGGCCGCCGCGTGCCGTTCGAATGGCGCCTCAAAATCATCGAAAGTCTCTCGAAGCAGGACGTCGATGTTTGCGCTGCGGACTTCGACGCGCTTCCGGAAAATCCAGGGAAGATCGCGGCATGACGTGGGATCACAAAGCGCTGCCTGGCCGGTACGCAAAGCCCAACGCGATCTACGCTGTCCGCCCAACTGGCGCACAAGGGCCGGTCAAAATAGGCGCATGCACTAACCCGGCGCGTCGCCTGCGTATGCTCAATACCGGCTCCCCAGTCCGGCTTGAAATGGTGGCTAGCATGCCCGGCTCCATTGAACTCGAAAGGCGCATTCATAAAGCGCTAACTGCCGTTCGAGAGCGCGGCGAGTGGTTCACGCATGGACCGCTGGTCGCCGCCGTGCTCGAATGGATGGCTGTAGGCGATCCCGCGCTTTGGCCCGAAACCGAGGCCAAGGTGCGCGCTTTCATGGCGTCGTATTCCACCGACCGCACCCCCGAGGAGCGCGCGGCGTGATGGAGGCTTACGAAAGGTTCCTCGCCACAAAGGCGATTAGCGATCCGATGACCGGGCTGTCTTGCATCCCTGATCTGCCTGCATGCTTGTTCCCGCATCAACGCGATATCGTCGCATGGGCGCTGCGCAGGGGCCGGGCTGGTCTGTTTGCCGGAACAGGGCTGGGTAAGAGCCTTATGGAACTTGCCTGGGCGCAAGCAGTCCACCACGAAACCGGCAAGGATATTCTGCATCTCGCTCCGCTGGCTGTATCGACGCAACTTGTAAGGGAAGCTGACAAGTTCGGCATCCCCGCGATCACCGTCGCCGCGCAGGCAGAATGCGCGCCCGGCATCAATGTCACCAATTACCAAAAGCTCGATCACTTCGATCTTTCGCGCTTTGGCGGCATCATCCTTGACGAAAGCTCCATCCTCAAATCGATCGACGGGCATTATCGAACGAAGCTGATTGAAGCATGCCAGAAAATCCCGTTTCGCCTCGCCGCGACAGCGACCCCCGCACCGAACGACTTCATGGAATTGGGCAACCACGCTGAGTTTCTCGGCGTGATGAAATACACCGATATGCTGGCGACGTTCTTCACCCATGACGGTGGATCGACGCAGAACTGGCGCCTGAAAGGTCATGCCGAAAACGAGTTCTGGAAGTGGATGGCGTCGTGGGCCGTGATGCTCCGCAAGCCATCGGATCTCGGCTACGCCAACGAAGGCTATGACCTGCCGCCGCTGCACTACCACCAGCACACTGTCAGCGTCGAATATGCACCGAGCATGGAGACGGGTTTCCTCTTTCCTATCGAAGCATCGACGCTGCAAGAGAGGATAGCTGCCCGCCGCGACACGGTTGACGAGCGGGTAGCCGCCGCAGCCGCCGTGACACCTGCCGATCGTCCGTTCGTGTGGTGGTGCAACCTCAACGCCGAGAGCGAGGCCCTCGCCAAGGTGATTCCCGGCGCGGTGGAAGTACGCGGTTCTGACAGCGAAGATGCGAAAGAGCGGAAGCTGAACGATTTCAGCGAAGGCCGCATCCGCGTTCTTGTCACCAAGCCATCGATCTGTGGCTTCGGCATGAACTGGCAGCATTGCGCCGACACCGGATTCGTCGGGCTGAATGACAGCTTCGAGCAGTTCTATCAGGCCATCCGCCGATTCTGGCGCTTCGGTCAGTCCAGTCCGGTCAACTGCCACATCATCGCCAGCGAGCTTGAGGGTGCCACGGTCGCCAACATCAAGCGCAAGGAGGCCGATGCGGACCGCATGGCTGCCGCGATGGTCCTGCACATGGCTGACCTTTCGAGCCAAGCGGTTCGCGGCATGATCCGCGACACGCCGGCATACGATCCCCGCATCCCCGTTCAACTTCCGACCTTTCTGGAGGCATCATGATCCCCGGCATCAAGTGCGTCGATCAAGTCGTGACTGGCGACTACGCGATTTATCATGGTGATAGCTGCGAAGTCATCCGCGCGATTCCCGGTGACAGCATTGACTTCGGAATCCACTCGCCGCCGTTCGAAGGGCTCTACAAGTTTTCGAACTATGATCGCGACATTTCCAACAATGACGGCCCGGCGTTCTGGGAGCACTATGCATTCCTGATCACCGAACTGCTGCGCGTCACCAAGCCGGGCCGGCTGCATTCGGTTCATGTGATGCAACTTCCCATGTCGAAAATTCGGCACGGCAACATCGGTATGCGCGACTTCCGCGGTGAGGTCATTCGCGCCTACGAGGACGCCGGATGGATTTTTCACAGCGAGGTCTGCATCTGGAAAGACCCCGTTGTTGCGCAGCAACGCACGAAGTCGATCCGGCTGCTGCACAAGCAGATCGTCAAAGACAGCACAATCAGCGGCCAAGGTCTCGCGGATTACATCGTGACCTTTCGCAAACCGGGCGAGAATGCCGATCCGGTTTCGGGATGCTTCGATCGCTATTCTGGCAGCGATGAACCCGACCGCTCCAAGTTTACCACGCCAACCGATGGCCGGAACTGGTATTCGATCGAAGTATGGCAGCGCTACGCCTCGCCGGTTTGGATGGACATCAACCAAAGCCGGACACTGCAATATCGCGGTGGTCGAGACGCGAAGGACGAACAACACATCAGCCCGCTGCAACTCGATGTCATCGAACGGTGCATCGACTTGTGGAGCAATCCCCGTGACACGGTTCTGACGCCGTTTCTGGGCATCGGAAGCGAAGTGTTCTGCGCCGTTCAGATGGGGCGGAAGGGGATCGGCATCGAATTGAAGCCGTCCTATTTTGCACAGGCGAAGCGCAACCTCGCGGACGCATGCGCTGATGGCGGCGGCCTTTTTGGGGAGGCCGCCTAAATGCTCACCACCCTCGCCCTCTGGCTCATCGCCTCCGTCATCGCCGGCCCGATCGTGGGCCGCTGGCTCAAGGCTTGCGCCGGGCCTCGCACCCCCGGCGTTGACCGGGTGCCGGGTTACGACTGCCCGGCCCCGGTCGCCCAACCGCTCGACGATGGCCCCGATGGCCTCGGCGCGGTTGGTTCTTTCTCCTTTCATGACCGTTGAGGTAACCCATGCAGAATGCTGCGTCAGCGAACGACGGACCGCTCGTTTCCCGCGAACAGACTGGCAACAAGATCGGCGCGGCCCTGCGCCTCTATGTCGGCCGGGGCCGTCGCTACTCGGTCAAGCAATTATCCAACGCCACTGGCATCAAGGATCGTGTCATCGAGTGCGCGATGTGCCGGCCGGACAGTGCGGACTTTCGCCCGCTGCCGATCGAAGCGCTGCTGAGCATCGGCCTGTTCCTCGGGGCGGAGTTCACCAACGAGTGGATCGGCTTGGCGCAGCAGGGCGCATTCAACCTTCCCGACGATGAGCCAAACCCCGGCGATCTTGCTGCCGATAACAGCGATGACAACGCGGACCTGACGCGCAAGGCACTTGACGGGACCTTCAAGGACAACTGCCCACGTGAAATCGTCGGCATCGGCACGCGCATGATGACGCGCGGGGCGCAACTTGTTGCTGTGGGAGGCAGGGCGTGAGCGTCCTCACCCCTTCGAAGCCCGGCCTGACCGCCAAGCAGGCGCAGTTGCTGGATTTCATCAAGGCCTCGATCGAGGAGACCGGCTCTCCGCCTTCGTTCGATGTGATGGCGTCTGGCATTGGCGTTTCGTCCAAATCGGGTGTGTCTCGCCTCCTCAACGCGCTGGAGGAGCGCGGGTACATCACTCGGATGCGCAATCGGGCACGGGCGATCTCGATTGTCAGCGATCTCGCGCATGTCCCGGCTTACATGCTGATCGCAGAACTTCGCGGACGCGGCATCCCGGTGCAGGTGGTGGCGCAGTAATGCCGGTCCCCCGCAAACCCGAGCGCGATGCAGCGCTGGCCGCCGACTATAGAGGCGGCATAAAACAGGCGGAGCTTTGCGCCAAGTACGGGCTTTCCGCCGGCCGCGTGTCGCAGATCATCCACGAATACGGGCAGGCGCTTTCCCCGCTTGGCCTGACGTGCCGTGCCGCCGCCGCGAACCGACGCAAGGCAGGCGATCCAGCCTATCGCGCGAAGATGGCGGACGTGACCCGGCGCGCATGGGCCGATGGGCGCATGACAGGGCGGAGGGGAAAGGCGTGAGGCTGTTCCGCAAGCGCAAGCCCGAACCATCGGAAGCGGCCCGCGTCCTCGCGGAAATGGCATGCCTGAGCCAGCGCGAGCGCATTCGTGCGCGTGCTCGATTGATGCGTCAGGAAATGGGCCTGCCGCCCTGCCCGCATCTGGAGCCGCGCAGATGATCGAACTTCCCTTTCCATCATCAAAACTGTCCGGCCATCAAGGTGGTCGGTGGCGCGGTAAGGCCGATGTCATCCGCAAGCATCGCGCTTGGGCGAGCGCTGCCACATTGGAAATCCGCCCGGCAATTCCTGAAACCGGGGACATAATCGTCTCGGTCCTGTTTGTGCCGCCCAACAGGCGCGGCGACCGCACGAATTTCCCCAATCGGATGAAACCTTATTTCGACGGGATCGCAGACGCGTTGGGCGTCAATGATAGCCGCTTTCTGCCGCACTACCAGTTTGCCGAACCGCAGGCTCCCGGCCGCGTCGAAATTCGCCTTAGCGCACCAGCCAATGACACCCCCAGCATTACAGGAGCCTGACATGGCCGAGACTACCGACGACCGCCTGCGCCTCCTGATCGAGCGCATCGAACGCCTCGAGGAAGAAAAGAAGGGCATCGGCGACGACATCAAGGACGTCTACCTGGAGGCCAAGGCCGTAGGGTACGACGTAAAGACGATCAAGGAGATCGTGAAGCTCCGCAAAATGGAGCCAGATGCCCGCCGCGAACGCGAAACCCTGCTTGATGTCTACATGGCAGCGCTAGGCATGGACTACGCTGAAACGCCGCTTGGCCGTGCCACGATCCAGCGCGCTACCGAACTGGCGCATTGAGGTGGAAACCGCGCTTTACAGACATTTCTCCGATGACGGGACCCTCCTGTCGTGAGTGTGATCGCAACCGCCCTAAAGCACCTGATCGCCGCTGGAGTATCCGGCGACGATCTCGTGCGCGCGGTTGCCGAGATTGAAGCAGAAATGGCCGTCGCCAAGCCGATAAAAGTTCGCTCTGCCGGGGCTATTCGAACAGAGCGGTGGCGGGAAAATCAGCGTCACAAAGCGTCACAAAGCGTCACCGTGACGGTTCGTGACGCTTGTGACGTCACACCGCCCTCCCTTTCCCCCTCCCCCCTTTCTTCCCCCCAGACCCCCCAACAAACCCCCCGCCCCCATACCCACCCGGAAATCACTACTCCGCGCGCGCGTAAGGGGCACCGCCTTCCGGATGACTGGCAACCGCAGCCGGTCAGCGGCGATCTGGCGCATTCCGTCGACGCATGGCCGGTCGGCGCGCTGGAGCGCGAACTGGCCCGGTTTCGCGATTGGGCGGCCAGCGCAACAGGCCAGAACGCGCTGAAATCCGATTGGCAGGCCGCATGGCGAAACTGGCTAAGGCGAGCCGATGACGAAGGCAGATACCGCAATGGACGATCATCAAACCCCAACGCTGGCGCAGGCATTCGCGGATCACGACCAGACCCTGCCCTCGACATGTTCCTCCAGGCCCAGCGAGACCTTCAGGCCGAAGCCGAGTGCGAAAATCAGGGATTTGATCGCCCGCCTCGGCTTGCGCTTCCGCCCCACCAACCAAGCTGACCTAGCTGCCCATGCAGCGATGTTGGCAATCTTGGCGGACGACTTGGCCGACGTGCCCGCCGTTTTGCTGGACCAAGCCATTCAGCGGCACGTGGCGACTTCGCCGTATATGCCGAAGGCCGCCGACTTGATCCGGATCGCCAAGGAAATTGACCGCGAAGAGCAAGCGCGGATTCCAAAACGCAATCCCGGACGGTCCTACGCCGAAGAACTCGCCGCGCTCTACAACAGCCAGCGCACACGCAGCGATGTGGAGTGGTATGTTGATCATACGGGAGCGGTGAAGATCGGCTTCATCGACCAGAGGCGCGGTTGAGCAAGGCAGATGACCGCTGGGTCCCCACCCATTTCCGCGCACCCCGCACAGGCGAGGCACCGCTCTACGTCAGGTTCCGCAATGGGTACGAGCCGACAATCGCGCTGCCGGCAAACAAGTGGCGCTTCGACGACACGGGGTCGCGCGCGGACATCATCGCGGTCAGGAAGGCTTGATTCATGACCCACATGACCGACACCCCCACCCTCTACTGCAACTTCTGCGGCAAATCGCAGCACGAAGTCCGCAAGCTGATCGCAGGCCCCCTCGTGTTCATCTGCGACGAGTGTGTCGTGGTGTGCTCCGACATCATTCACGAGGATGTGAAGGTTCATGGACCGCGCGTTGCCGTCGCGGCGGACTTGGGCATCGTAGAGGCGTGGAGGATCGAGCCATGACCGGACCCCACATCACACGGCACGCCATCGAGCGAGGTTCTCAATACCCGCGATTTTACCCGGAAACCGGTGTCATTTGTGGGTCGTCGCGATTTTAGGTGCTAGTCATTGGCTTCGTCATCGGACGGCAAATGCTACCGGTGTCATTGGCAAGGGGGAAATGATGGCACGACGCAAACCCAAGGCTATCGACACGAGGGGGCCTCTCCAGCGCATCCACGATCGGCAGAACGACCAGGCTGAGAACGAGGCGCTGGCCGTCCTCACGCCGGAAATGGAGGCCAAGGGAACCTATGCGTCGAGCATCCATCCCTCGCAGGGTCGGCGCTTTGTGAACAACCACGATCCGGTCGAACGCTGGAAGGCCGCTGGACGGCTCACACAGGCCCAGGTGGTGGTCATCGAGATGGTGCAGCGGCTATGGAGGCTCGCGGGGCTGCAACAGCGCCTGACGGCTTCCTACGGCGAGCGCATGGCGGCATCGCACGGATACGAGCTGCGCGCGCTGGACGAGATCGAGGCGCGCGAAGACCTGCACCGGATTCAGGATTATGTGCCGCGCGGATATTGGGCTGTGTTCGAGGCCGTGTGCCGGTATGGCATGTCTGCTGGTGTGTCGGGCGAATTGCTTGGCCATGGGCGTAACGGAGCCGAGACGCGCGCGCATCAGGTGGTTTGCCTGGTTTGTGATGTTGTGGCGATGCGGGAGGGGTTGTGATGGCGTGGCATTTCCATCGGTGGAGTAAGTGGGAGGACTTTGATGTTCGCGATGAGCACGGTGGCGCTCTGTCCCATCCGCGCTACTACGTGCGGCGCATTGTGCAGACGAGGAGGTGTAGCGTGTGCAATCTGGTAAAGGTCCGCCGTTCCTCTTGACACTTCGTCCGGCCCAAGTTAACCAATCTCACTAATGGGTGGTACTGCGCCACCGAAAGAGGCTGTCCGTTCGGGCGGCCTTTTTTCGTTCGAAAGTAGATAAAAGTAGATGGCCAGAGGCACCAAGACTGGCGGCCGGGTCAAAGGCACGCCCAACAAATCCACCGCCAGCCTCAAGGACCTGGCGCGCGTGCATACCGAAGCCGCGCTCAACACGCTGGTTTCAGTCCTTGCAGGCGGCGAAGGGATCCCCGCAGCGGCTCAGGTGGCTGCGGCGAAGGAAATCCTTGATCGCGGTTACGGCAAGGCCAGCACTGTCCTGAGCGGCGACGAGGACGGTGGGCCTGTGGCGCTGGTCTCGCGCATCGAACTGGTTGGCGTCCGCCCAGGTGACGACGGCTAGCATCAAGATACCGGACAAGCTGGTTCCGGTCTTCGAGGGCGAGGCAGACACAAGGGGGGCATACGGAGGGCGTGGCTCGGCCAAGAGCCGGACGTTCGCCAAGATGACGGCGGTCCGCGCGCATATGTGGGACCGGGCCGGCCGCGAAGGGATCATCCTCTGCGGACGCCAGTTCCAGAACAGCCTTGCCGATTCCAGCATGGAGGAGGTCAAGGCCGCGATCCGCTCCGAACCGTGGCTGGCCGCGCACTTCGAGATCGGCGAGACCTACATCCGCACTCGATCCGGCCGGGTCAAGTACGTCTTTTCCGGTCTTGATCGGAACATAGACAGCATCAAGTCCACGTCGCGCATCCTGCTGGCGTGGATCGAGGAGGCCGAGAACGTCATCGAGGCCGCGTGGGTCAAGCTGATCCCGACGCTACGCGAGGAAGACAGCGAACTGTGGATCACGTGGAACCCGGAGCGCGAGACGAGCGCGACGAACAAGCGGTTTCGCAATTCGACCGACCAGCGCACGAAGATCGTCGAGATGAACCATCGGGACAACCCGTGGTTTCCGGCGATCCTTGAGCGCCAACGCCAGAAAGACAAGCTGGAGCGGCCACACTTGTACGGCCACATATGGGAGGGCGAGTACCTCACCGCCTTGGAAGGCGCATACTTCGCCGAGCACCTGGCGACGGCGAAGGAACAGGGTCGGATCGCGGTCGTCCCCGAAGACCCTCACCTGATCGTCCGCCTGTTCGCGGACATCGGCGGGACCGGGGCGAAGGCGGACAACTTCGTGTTCTGGGCCGCGCAGTTCGTGGGATTGGAGATCAGGGTCGTGAACCACTACGAGGTTCAGGGCCAGCCCATCGCCGCGCATCTCAACTGGATGCGCTCGCAGGGCTATACACCGGACCGCTGCAAAATCTGGCTGCCGCACGATGGTGACACACAGGACCGCGTGTTCGACGTGTCGTATCGGACGGCTTTCGAAGCGGCGGGATACGCGGTCGAGGTCATTCCGAACCAGGGGAAAGGCGCCGCCGCCGCGCGCATCGAGGAAGTCCGCAAGCTGTTTCCACGCATTCGATTCGACGAGACCAAGACCGACGCGGGCCGCAAGGCGCTGGGCTGGTATCACGAAAAGCGCGACGAGAAGCGCAACATCGGGCTTGGCCCGGAACACGATTGGGCCAGCCACAGCGCGGATGCGTTCGGGGCGATGGCTGTTGCTTACGATGAGCCGCGCACAGCGGTGAAGATCGACTATTCACGCGTTCGCAGGGGGGTTGCTTGATGATCGACGACCCCGAACTGCTGCAGTTCCTCCAGACCGAGGAAGCGCGCGCCACCGACACCGAACTGAACGACCAGCGCGCCACCGCGCTATCCATGTATCGCGGCGACCTGTTCGGCGACGAGGTGGAAGGTCGGTCGAAGCTGCGTACTCGCGACGTGGCCGAGGCTGTCGATTACATGGCCGTGTCCATTCTACGCACGCTGGTTTCGTCCGACAAGATCGTCGAGTTCGAGCCGGGCGAGGAGAGCCCGCCCGCCGAGATACTGGCCTCCATCCCGCCCGAGCAGCACGCGGCGGCGATCGAACAGTGGGCCGAACAGCAGAGTGAACTGGCACAGCAGGCCACTGAGCGCGTGCACGCCAGCTTCATGCTGGAACAGGACGGCTATTCGATCCTGCACGATGGCATCAAGGCTGGGCTGATCGAGAAATCGGGCGTCTGGAAAAGCTGGGTTGAGCGCAAGTTTCGTATTGTTCCAGCGCGCCTCAATGCGGCGCAGGTGGAAAGCGACCCGAGCGTTGTTGACGCCGAGATCGTCGACGGGCTGTACGACATCGACGAGGCCACGGGAGAGCCGCTCGCGGTTTACGACGCGTTGGTGAAGCAGCCGCTGCCGCCGCGCTTCGTCGATGCCGCAATCCCGAATGAGGAGTTCTTCGTTTCACCGGATGCGCGATCGCTGGAAGCGGCGGCGTATCTCGGGAACATCTCGCGCGTCAGTCTCTACGATCTGGTGGAGATGGGCTACTCCGAGGAGGATGTCGCGAACCTGTGGGGTAACGACGCACCGGCCCAGCAGCTTTCCGACGCGCGCGACGCACAGCGTGGAGGCCGTGACAACGACGACAACCGCCGCGATCTGGCGCGCGTGGTCACGCTGCGGGAGGAATATTGTCGCTGGTGGGTCGGGCGGCGCTTCACACTGGTGCGCGTCCATCGTGTCGGCTCGTCGATCCTGAGCATCGAGCCCGTCGAGGAGCATCCTTACACGCTGTGGTGCCCGTTCCCGATGCCGCACCGTCTTATCGGTCAGTCTCTGGCTGACAAGACCATGGATATTCAGGTTGTCCGCTCGCACCTGCTCAGGCAGGCCATGGACGGCATCTACATCGCCAACGCCCCGCGCACTATCGTCGATATGTCGCAGGCCGATGACGTGACGATCGACGATCTTCTTGACGTTGCGCCGGGCGGGTTGATCCGCAGCAGGGGTGGCGCGAGCGCGGTGCAGCCCTTCGTGCAGCCTTTCACCGCGTCGACCGCGTTCGAGGCCATGGAGATCATGGCCGGCGAGCGCGAAAGCCGCACTGGCATCACGCGGCTCAACCAGGGCCTCGATGCCGACGCGCTGAACAAGACGGCGACCGGGACAGCGCTCATGCAGGCCACTGGCCAGCAGATGGAGGAATACATCGCGCGCAACGCGGTGAACGCGATTGGCGAGATGTTCCAGAAGAAGCGCCGGCTCATGCATGCGTCGATGGGCATGCATGCATTCCGGATCGACGGACAGACGAAGGCTGTGGATCCAAGGCAATGGCCGGAGGAAATGCGGCTCGGCGTGCGTGCTGGCCTTGGCACCGGCAGCAAGGAAAAGCGTATTCAGGCACTGACGCTGGTTGGCGAGGCACAGGCTCAGGTCCGCGCGGTGGATCCACGCATGGTCACCGCCGAAGAGGTGTTCAACACGGCCAAGAAGCTGACCGGTGAACTTGGCGTCGGCATCCCGACACAGTTCTTCAAAGACCCCGCCATGCTTGGCGAGCAGCAGCCGCAGCCGGACCCGACCGTCATCGAGGCGCAGGCCAAGGCACAGCGTGAGGCGCAGGCGCAGCAGTTCGAGCAGCAGGCGCGCGCGGAAGAGTTGGCGCTCAAGCGCTGGCAGGCCGAACAGGAGGCCCAGCTAGCCCGTGATCGAGCTGAGGCCGAATGGACGCTGGCGCAGCAGAGCGCGGCGCGGGATTTCGAGTTGAAGCAGCAGCAGATGCTGATGCGTGCATCGACGGATGCGAGCATTGCGCAGAATCGCGAGGGGGGCAGGCTTGATGCTTAGTGACCGCGTTGCCCGTGGCGACCGCGCGAAAGCCGCGCTCGCGGAGTTCCTCGAACCTGCGTTCAAGCAGGTCGAGCATGACTATGCGGAAAAGCTGATCGCCGCCGCTACGTCCACTGACCCCCGCGCGCGCGAAGTGATCGAGCGGCTATCCCACGGCATCAAGGCCGTGCGCGTCGTTCGCGGTCTGATCGAGGCGCACGTTCTGGATGGCGCGATCGCCGAAAAGGAAATGCGCAGCGATGCAAAGTTGGCCCGGATGAGCGAGTTTCAGAGGGCTACGGTGGGCGTGTGACCGATCGTGGTGACGCCGCCCACGAGGCATATCTCAGGCTTCGCTGGGCACAGGAGAACCGCCCGACATTCGAGGAGATGGCCGCGCTTGAAAAGGAGCGCGCCGCCTCGGCCAGAAGGGCGAAGATTGATCGGCTGCGCGCCAGCGTAGCCTGAACCAGATACCCGAAAGGGTTGTGCAAGCCGTCCATTCCGGGCGGCTTTTTTTGTTGGAGTGAGCGGTAGTGGCCCATCCTGAAACGGAAGCCGCTGTTGCCGAGGCCCAGGTCGTCGAGACTGCCCCGGACAATAGCCAGGCAGTCGAGACGAACGACGTACAAGAGCAGGCAGACGAGCCTGACTTCTACGACGAAGGCGACCCATTCGAGGGCGAGCCGGAAGCGGAGGAGCAGGAACAGGGCGGCGAACCTAAAGAGGCCATCGCCGCGCCCGCCAGCCTGAACTCGGAGGAAAAGGACCGTTTCGCGCAGCTTCCCGGCGAAGCCCAGCGCGCGATTTCCGACATCCTCCAGCGTCGCGACAGGGAGACCCAGCAAGGACTTGAGAGCGCACGGGCGGCCCAGCAGCAGGCGCAAGCCGCAGCAGCCGACCAGATCGCTCAGACGCAGGCGCAATACGCGGAGACATTCCAGAACTTCGTGCAGGCCTTCGCGCCGCAACCGCCGACCATCGAACTCGCGCAGCAAGACCCGCAAGCCTATCTTGTTCAGAAGGCCATCTATGACGAGGAAGTCCAGCGCTTCCAGCAGATCGTCGGCGGGATCAGCAGCCTGAAAGAGCAGTCCGACCAGCACTTCAAGGCGCAGGAACAGGCTGAAACCCAGGCTCGTCTGCGCGGCCTCATGGGTATCCCTGAGTTCGCCAACGACCAGACGCGCGCCGAGTTCATCGGCGGCATCCAGAGCGTTGGCGAGGCCATGGGATACGACGTCCAGACGCTCAGTCAGATGGACGCCAGGGACATGACCGCGCTCAAGCGCGCGCGGGAATGGAAGGCTGGTTACGACAAGTGGGTCGCGCACGAAAAACGGCGCAACGAGCGGCCACGCGCCGCGACGGGGCGATTCTCGGCGGCACCTGCGGGCAACCGGGCAGCAGCGGCTCCGGCTCAGACCGACACGCTCAAGGCCCTTTACCCCAACGACTGATTTTTAGGAGGCCATCATGGCAACCATCGGCAACTCGTATCTGAATCTGATCGATCTCTACAAGCGCAACGATCCGAAGTCGGGCGCGCTCACGCCCGTCATCGAAGCCCTGCACACGCTCAACCCGCTGATGCAGGACGCCATCTCGATCGAATGCAATCAGGGCACCAAGCACCTGTCCACGATCCGCACCGGCCTGCCGGGGGTGACGTGGGGCAAGCTGTACCAGGGTATCGCGCAGTCGAAGTCCACGACCATGCAGGTCGAGGACACCACCGGCTTCGTCGAAGGCCGTTCGCAGGTGGACGAGCGACTGCTCGAAATCTCGAAGAACCCGGCGGCTGTGCGCATGTCCGAGGCGCAGCCCTTCCTCGAATCCATGGCGCAGGAAGTTCAGACGAACTTCTTCTACTCGGACACCGCCACCACGCCGGAACGCTTCAAGGGCCTCGGCGCGCGCTACAACTCGCTTGCCATGCCGAACGTGATTAACGGCGGCGGGGCCGGGTCGGACAACACGTCCATCTGGTTTGTCACCTGGGGCGAGCGGCAGACGGCTCTGCTTTACCCCAAAGGGACGAAGGCCGGTGTGGACCGCAAGGATCGCGGCTCGCAGCAGGTTCTCGACAGCGATTCGAACCCGTACTTCGCGAAGGTCGAAGAGTTCCGCCAGCACGTTGGCGTCACCGTGGGTGACTGGCGCTACAACGCCCGCATCGCCAACATCGACGTCTCGGACCTGCGTGCCGGTTCGACCGACATCTACGGGCTGCTGCGCAAGGCATACTGGAAGCTCCAGGGCCGTCGCAACCAGAAGGTCGACAATGGCGGCATGATCTCGATGGGCCGCACGGTCATCTACATGAACCGCGATGTTCTGGAGGCGCTCGATGCGGCGACCACCGAGGACAACAAGGTTCTCCTCAAGCCCATCGAAGTCGAGGGCAAGGAAATCCTGACCTACCGGGGCCTGCCCATTCGCGAGACCGACGCGATCATCAACGCGGAATCGGTCGTTTCGTGACCGTCTGACAAGGAGCAATCATCATGATTTTCGACCGCACTCTGCTCTTCTCGGACGGGCAGGCCATCACCGCTACGGCGGCATCCACCAATATCGTCGATCTCGGCGCAACCGGCACCATCTACGGCTATTCGTCGGCAATGGTGCGCGAACTGGGCTACGGCAACGACGCCAACATCTACGTCGGCGTCACCGAGAGCTTCAACAACCTGACGAGCCTGACGATCAGCATCGAGACGGACGACAACTCGTCGTTCTCTTCGGCAACGACCGTCTGGACCTCGCCCGCCTACACGCTGGCGCAGCTTGCCGTGCGGGCGAAGTACCTGCTGCCGGACGAACTGCCGGCCGGTGTGAACGAGCGCTACGTGCGCCTCAAGTACACTGTCGCAGGCACGGCGCCGACGACCGGCAAGATCACCGCCGGCATCGTCGCCGACCGCCAGACCGCCTGATCGGAGGCCGGGCAATGACGAGGCACTCCAACCCGGTGGCATACACCGCACCTCACCCGGTCTACGTGGACCAGCGCTACTACAAGCCGGGTGAAGTGTTCGTGACCAGCGCCAAGCGTGGTGACGCGTGGGTCGAGAACGACCCGCCCTCTCCGCGCGCGGCAAAGGTCGCCGACGCGAAAGCGTGAACGATGGGGCGGGCCACAAACCCGCCCCATTTCCTTTGAGGGCAGGCCATGGCGACCTATGCGGACCTCAAGCAGCGGATCGTGACCGAAATGTCGCGTGACGACCTCGCTGACGATCTTGCGACATTGCTGGCGCAGCACATTGCGGAAACCTGCGATTTCTATTCGGACATGCGGTTCTGGTTTAACCAGATCGTCGAGCCGATCGTCACGGTTTCCGGCGATAGCGAGGTGGCGGTTCCAGCCACCGTGCGCATCGTGGACCGGGTGGCCGGGCCTTACGGCGACCTTACGCCCGTGACCCTCACGAAATTCACCGATGCCGGCGAGACCACGCGGAGCGGTACGCCGACCAGCTACACCTGGCTTTCGGGCAATCTCCGTTTCGACCCGGTGCCAGACGATGCCATCGACATGACGATCTACGGCATCGCGCAGATCGACGCGCCTGCGAACGATGCGGACTCCAACGCATGGACCAACGAAGCCGCCGGCCTGATCGTCAACCACACGAAGATGACGCTTTACAGCGGTCAGCTCCGTGACGCCGGAGGGGCATCGGCAGCAGCGGACGCAGTGCGTTGGCATCTGGATCAGCTCAAGCGCAAGACAACCCGTAGGCTCTACACCAGGCCCGTGGCGCAGTTGGTCCGGCCCAACGGTCAGCCCGTCCGGGTCGGGTATCTGGACCGCCTTTAATGCTCCGCATCCGCCCGGCGACAGGATCGCCACGCTTCGCCGCAGACCTCGCGAGGGACGCGGAGAAAGCGGACGCGGCTGTTGTCGGCGCTTTTCGCGGCATCCGCACTGTCACGGCCTCGGAAGCGCTCGGCAAGTCTGACTTCACAGTGCTGGTCAACGCGGCCGGCGGCGCGGTGACGGTGGGCCTTCCTGCTGCTGCTTCAGTGGCCGGGCAGACGTTCCACATCAAGAAAATCGACGCATCGGCCAACGCGGTGACGATCGACGCGGCCGGGTCGGAGACGATCGACGGCGCGGCGACGAAAGCCACGTCGACGCAGTGGGCCAGCTACTCCATTCAATCGAACGGCACAGGGTGGTTCATCATATGACCTACGTTCCTGAACGCATCCAGTGGGATGACATCGCGGGCAAGCCCGAGACATTCCCGCCCGAACCGCAGGCGGTGAAGGAGCAGGTTGCTGTCGAGGTGGCTTCGAAGGTCGAGGAGCAGCTTGTCGCGCAACAGGAAGTTGCCGGGCTGAAAATCACGGACCCTGAGGTTTAACCCATGGCTGACGACTACACCACGCGCCTGCGCTTCGTGCGGCAGGTGACGAACGCGAATACGAACGTGTGGGGGGCGTATCTCAACACGAAGGCGCTCGACCTCATCGACTCAGCCATTGCCGGTTGGGCCAATATCGACCTGTCGTCCGGTAATGCCACGCTGACGACCGGCAATGGCGCTGCCGACGAGGCGCGCATGGCGGTTATCCGTGCCTACGGTTCGGGCTCCACAACGCGCACAGTCACGATCCCGTCCGTCGAAAAGCGCTACCAGGTCAAGAACGATTACGGCGGCATCGTACTCTTCAAAACAGCCGCTGGGACCGGCGTTGTCGTGCTGCCGGGCCAATATGCCGAAGTACTTTGCAACGGCACTGAGTGTTACCGCGCTTATGTTAGCACCTGGGGTCTTGCGTCCACGATTTCTACGGCGTCGGGGTCAGGCAGCAAGACTATCTCGCTCCAGGTGACGGGGCAGCAGTTCACGGAAGCGCGCCTGGAGTTCAACACCACCATCTCTGCTGGAGCCGCGCAAATCCAAGTCAACGGGGCAAGTGGGTCTTCTGGAACGGGGACGTTTTATAACGGCACGCAGTTCAACGGGGAAATCATCATACCCTCGATCAATGCTAACTTTGGCTCGATCCAGAACGAACTGGCGAATGCATCAGGGCTGGTCGGGTTGGCGGCTGTCTCTGCGGCCAACGCGCCAACGATCGAGTGGCGCTCGCCGGGAGGGATTACCTCCCTCGTCCTTTATTCAAACGGCGGGGCCGGGACGTTCACCGCCGGTGAAATCAAAGTGTTTCTACGCGGATGAGGGTCTCGCCTCAAATCTTGCCGGGACTTGTCTCGGACGAGACGACCTATTCGACGCCGGGCAACTGGGCCGATGGCGACAACGTGCGCTTTCGTCTGGGCCGCCCGGAATCGATCGGCGGCTGGGAAAGCTACCACGCCAGCTTGATCACAGGTGTCTGCCGCTCGATGGTGGCGTGGATCGACAACCTCTCGCAGGTCAACATCGCGTTCGGAACGCATTCGGGCCTCTACGTCATCAAGTCGGGCGAACTTTACGACATCACGCCCGCCGGTCTGGATACGGGGGCCGTCGATACGGTTCTCTACGATGGCGGCTACGGCAGTGGCGGCTATGGCATGGGGGCCTATGGTGTCGGCGCCACCGAGGAAACGGCGCGCACGTGGTCGCTGAGCCTGTACGGGCAGAGTCTTGTTGCCTCACCTGCCGGCGGGGGCGTCTATCTCTGGGAAAACGACCCTCTCGCGCCCGCTGCGATCATCGCCGATGCGCCAAGTTCGTGCAGTCGCGTTCTCACCACCCCGGAACGCCAGATCCTCGCGTTCGGCGTGACCAAGGTAGACGGCACGTTCAATCCTATGGGGGTCCGCGCGTCGGATATCGAAGACCCTTCGAACTGGACGCCCGCCACCGACAACAATGCGTTTGAGACGGCGGTGGAAGGTGGCGGCTTCATCGTCGATTGTCGGCTCCTCGGCTCATTCCTGCTGATCTGGACCGACAACGCACTGTTCCTCGGCCAATTCGTTGACAGCAGCGACCAATCATATCGCTTCGACAAGGTGGCGTCCGGCTGCGGTCTGATCGGCCCGCAAGCGGCGATCGTGGTCAACCAGACTGCCTATTGGATGACGCCGGACCTCCGGTTCTTCGCCTACCAGTACGGCGGCGTCCCGGTCGAAGTCCCCTGCCCGATCAGCCGCGAGTTTCGTGAGAACGTGGATCTTGACCAGTCCGCAAAGATCGTCGCCGCATCTATCGGCAAGTTCGGCGAGGTGTGGTGGTTCTACCCAGACAGCCGGGACGTTGAAGCATCGAACATGCTGTCGGACGCCAACGACCTGTCGGTTTCGTCCTGGGCCAAGACCAACGTCACGGTGACGGCAAATACCATCGCGGCTCCCGATGGCACGATGACTGCCGACACGCTGACGATCACGAACACCGCCTACACGATCGAGCAATACATCACGGTGGCCCCGGAGACGACCTATACGCTCAGTTGGTACGTCAAGCGCGGCACTGCGACGGATTTGGCCTGGGGTGTGTGGGACATCACCAACAGCGTCGATCTCGTCGCGCCAACGAGCTATTACAGCGAGACATCCGCAGATTGGGTCCGGATTTCCAAGACCTTCACGACTTCGGCGGGATGCGTGCAGATCGCGCCGTCGCCCGCGAAGTACGGTTCATCCACCGGGACGGCCTATTTGTGGGGCGCGCGGCTCGAAACGGGGTCTGTGGCCGGCGCGGGGGAGAACAGCCGCTATATCTCGCTCAATGTCGGCGATCAGGCGCTGCCGTGGTCGAAAGGCCCGATCGCGCGCACGGCGTTCATAGATTCAGGCCCGCTCGCCTATCCGCTGGGTATCGACGAAGCGGGGCAGACCTACCTGCACGAAAAGGGCAACGATGCTAACGGCGCGGCGCTGTCGTGGTTCGTGGAGACTTCGGCGCAGTATCTCGGCGAGGGTGAGCGGCGTGCGCTTGTTCGCGGTGTCTGGCCGGATTTCGAGGCGCAGCAGGGCGATGTCTCGCTGACCATCAAGGCGTTCGCCTACCCGCAGGCCACCGCGCGCACGAAAGGCCCGTTCACGCTGCCCGCTGGCCGCGAAAAGAAGGACTTCATTGCCGAGGGCCGCATGGTGGCGCTGCGGTTTTCCGCGTCCGCCGCGCCGACTTTCGCGCGCATCGGCAAGCCGACGTTCGACGTGGAATTGCTCGGTGAGCGATAACTATTGGGATTGGCGGGATCGTCTCGCTGAAGCCAACGACCCGCGTTTCTGGCCCATCGACGCAATCGACGCGATGGTGACTGTCGGGACCGCGCAATTCTGGTGCGATGGCGGCGCGGCGCTAGTCACGAAGATCACCGAATATCCAGGCGGCGCGGTCGCTCTCGAAGCACTCGCCGCTGCCGGCGTCATGGACAGCCTGACCGATGAGATTGCCGCGCAAGCCGAGGCATGGGCGCGCGAACAGGGCCTGACGCATCTGCTGATCGCAGGGCGGGCGGGGTGGCAGCGCGTCCACAAGGAATGGCGGCACTACCAGACGATACTTCTGAAGGACCTGACCTGATGGGCAGCAAGAAGACCAAAACCACGTCGAACGAGACGGCGGTCACGACCCCGAACACGCCTGCCTACGCCATGCCGGCGATCACGAACTACTACCAGAACAAGGTGCCCGGCCTGTTCGACCTGCCGACAAGCAGTGTCGCCCCTGGCATGAATGGGTTGCAACAGATCGTACAGGACAAGGCCGCGCAGCTCGGCCAGTCGAACGGCGGCTATGACATGGCCAGCGGCCTGTTGCGCACGGGGTTGAACCAGATCAATGCCGTGCAGCCTGCGCAAACCTCGACCGCCGGGCTTGCTGCATCCGCCCTGCCATCCACGATCACTGCGCAGCAGTCCGCGCTGCCGGATGCGTATCAGACCGCGAATGTGGCCAAGACGGCCACGCCGAATGTCACCAACGCGTCTGTAGCGGCCCTGCCCGGCGCATATCTGGCAGGCGATACTTCGGGGTTGGCCGGCAAGGATGTGGCGACCTACGGCGGTGCCTCGGCGGCGGGCGGGATCAGCCAGTACATGAACCCGCTGCTCAACGATTACGTCGATGCGACGATGGCGGACTATTGGGACAACGCGGGCCGTCAGCAGGCGGATTATGCGCGCAAGGGCGCGGTCAACAAGGCATTCAGCGACAGCCGCTATGGCTTCGGCGAGGCACAGTTGCTGTCCGACCTGACGCGGGGGGCTGCAACCACTCGCGGAGGCCTCTATTCGGACGCGTGGAACAAGGCGCTTGCCGCTGCCAGCGGCGACGCGGATCGCGCCAATTCTGCCGGTATCGCCTCGATGCAGGCCAAGAACGACCGTGATACGCTGCTGGCGCAGTTGGCCCAGACTTATGGGCTGGCGAACGCTGATGCGCTCAACAGCTTCGGTATGGCGGCCTTCAATGCGCAGAACGCGGCCAACCTCGCCAATGCCGGGGCCGCCAACGATCTTGCGTCGCAGGCGTTCGGGATCGAAGCGGCGGCCAATGCGCAGGACGCCACAGCGAAGAACAATGCGCTGGGCCAGTTCTACCAGGGGCAGCTTTCGAACAACCAGTTCAACACCGGTCAGGCCAATGACCTGTCGCAAATGCTGTATCAGGCCGGGCTGCAAAACAACCAGTTCAACGCCGGGCAGGCGAACCAGACGAACCAGTTCAACGCCGGGCAGACCAATAACATGGCGCAGTTCAATACCGGGCTTGCCATGGATCAGGGGCAAGCCGGGATCGGCGCCGGCACCTCTCTGGCGAACATCCTGTCCCAGCAGGGGGATTCATACCGCTCCGATCTCGCCACCATGGGTAATCTTGGCAACAGTCTGTGGGGCATCCAGCAGCAACAGGCGCTGGCGCCCTACACACAGGCAGGCCTGCTTGGCGAGGCGCTCAATCCGCAGCTTCTGTCGCTTCTTACCGGGCAGACGATCAACACGAACGGCACATCGACGTCCAAGCAGTCGGGCGGGCTTCTAGCTTCGATTCTGGGGCCGGCTGCCCAACTCGGAGCGGCGGCGATCACCAAGTCCGAACGCCGCGTGAAGCGCAATATCCGCCACCTCGGCGGCGAAGAGGATGGGCTCGGCGTCTATGCGTACAACTACGTGTGGGATGCACCGGAAGAGCCGCTGCGCATCGGCGTCATGGTCGATGAAGTCGCGCGCCTGCGTCCGTGGGCGCTCGGCCCTGTCGTGGATGGCGTCCAGACCGTCGATTATTCGCGCTTGAGGGAGCAGTTCTGATGGGCATTTTCGGAAGCGGCAGCCGCAAGCGCGGCGTTTTCGGCACACTGGGCATCGATCCATACCGCACGCCGGGGTATGGCGACGGGGTCGGTCAGCATTGGGACATTGAGGATGGCGCCTCCATCGCTCAGACCAGCGCGACCCAGCCCCAGTCCACGAGGCAGCCAAGTTTCTGGCAGGGTGGCGACAAGTTCGGCGTGCGCGACGGGATCGCCGGGGCGCTGGCCGTGATCGGTGACGCGCTGTCGCAGCGTGGCGGTGGTCAGGGTGGCGCGGTGCAGATGCTGGCCGGCGGCCGCATGGATGCCATGGAGATGGCGAAGAAGGCGGCGGAACAGGCGAGGCTTGAACAGGCCGCCCGCCGTCTCGGCATCAATGGCGATCAGGTCGCTCTCGCACAGGGCGGACTTGGTGAACTTCTGCCGAAGCAACCGGCCCCGAACGATACGGAGCGGGATTACCAGTTCATCACACAGAAGCTGGGGCCACATGAGGCAGACAATTGGCTGCGCACCAAGGGCGACCCCTATGTCACTGTCCCGCTCGGCCCCAACCGCATCTACAGCGGCCCGCGTTCCGGCCTCGGCGGCGCGATGGGCGGGCAACTTCCGACCGCGCCGGTTGGCAGGCTGACGCCCATCCCCGAAGCCCCCGCCGCTCCGCAGGCGCAAGGCGCGCCGACGCTATCGCCTGAGCAATGGCGCGGTGCAGTGCAGAGCCTCGGCCCGCAGAAGGCAGAGGAGTGGCGTCGGCGCAACAATTATCAGATCGGGGGCTACTAATGCCGCAAGCTCGTGACGAGGCCGGGAATGTGTGGGAGGTCGATGCGCAGGGTAATCCCGTGCGCCTCATTTCGCCCGCTACACCCGCGCGGTCCAATGTGATCGACGTTCCGCCCGATCCCCTGGCGGTGAACCGCGACAATCGCGCCGCGAACGCAGATGCGCGCGCTGCGGAGGCTGCGGCACGCTCTGCGGCGAACGATGCGGCACGACTCGCGGCGGAACGCCAGAAAATGACGGCCGACCTTTACCAGAAGGGCCTGCGGATCGGCGCGAACGGTCAGCCGGAGCAGATTCCGGGATGGTCGCCGCCGCTTTCCGCCACGAGCGCGCCGCGCATCTCCGCGAAGGAGCGCGCCGACGCCATCGCCGGCTATCAAAGCGGCGCGGCGCTCGACCGCATCGTCTCGCAGCTTGAAACGCAGTTCAAGGCCGGCCCCGGAGCTACCTCCGGCATCCAGGGCCTTTGGGACTACCTCCCGACGACCGCGAACCAGCAGTTCGACAAGACCGGGAACGCAGCGCGCGGGATCGTGGGTAGCGCGCTCGGCTTCACCGGAGGCCAGTTGAATACGGCTACCGAAGCGGAGCAGGCGGTAGGGCCGTATCTCCCGAACTCATCGGACCGCGACGCCACGATCCTCGACAAGATGGCGCGCCTGCGGGCGTTGGCCGAGGATGCGCGCAGGCGCTCCACGGCCATTCTGGGCGGCGTTCCCGATGCAAACGGCAACGTCACCCCCCTGCCCACGCGCAACCCGCTCAACGAGACGTTCATGGGCGGCGTCGGCGCGCCATCGGCAGCGGGCGCGGGCGCGACACAGGGCGGCATGCCTGTCGCCAAGGAGTATCAGGACGCGCACGCCGCATTCATCGCGCAGAACCTGGGCAACCCCAACTTCGCCGACGATTATGTGAAGTTCCGCGTCGAGAACGACCAGAAGTATGGCTTTGGCAGCGACATCGAAGGGTATCGCAACTTCGCCAACACGATCTCGAAGAACATGCAGGGCCGGACGATCAACCCGACGATCCCGCCCGTCGCCAAGCCGCTGTCTTCTGTTGACCAGTTCCGCAACAACCTTGTCAGCAATCCCATTGGCGCGGGTGTCGCGGGCGTGGCGGACGCGGGCGGCTTCGGCGTTCCGTCGATGCTTGCGCCGCAGCAGATGAGCGCGCTGGGCGATCAGAACCCCGTTCCGATGGCGCTTGGCCAGGTCGCGGGTTCGATCATGGGCACGAGCGCGCTGGGCAAGGCTGGTTCCATGGGCCTGAACAGCCTTGCGCGTGGGGCACCCCGCCTCGCCAACATGGCGCGAAACGCTAGCCCATTCGCGCGCAGCCTGGCCACGGATGCGGCTTACAGCGGCATCTACGGCGCGAACACAGGCCAAGACCCGCTCTTGAGTGCCGGTGTAGGTGCGGTCGGCTCGGCAGCGGGCCAAGGTGTCGGCGCAGGCCTTGGCCGGCTCGCTGCCGGCGCAACACGGTCTCTGCCTGTGCGGATGCTGCGCAATCGCGGCATTCCCATGACCATTGGCCAGCAGCTCGGCGGTTTCGCGAAGTCCGCCGAGGATGCGATGACGAGCTTGCCCGGTGTCGGCGATCTCGTGAACGCGCGGCGTCTTGAAGGCCTGCGAGCCTTCAATCAGCAGGCGCTCGACGAGGCGGGGCAGCCGGTTGGGGCCAAGGTTTCGAAGATCGGGGAGGAAGGCGTTTCCGGCCTCATGGACCAGATCGGCAATTCCTACGATCAGGCCACCGCTGGTGTGCGCGTGCCGCTCGATCCTCAGTTCGCGCAAGACCTGAACAACGTGGCTCTGGCTTATCGCAAACTGCCCGCCGATTACGCATCGCGCTTCGGGACCGCCATGGACAACCGCGTCGGCCCCATCGCGCAAGCTGGTGAGATGACCGGCGACACGTACCAGCAGGCAGTGCGCGGCATCAAGGGCTACCGGGCTTCGGCGGACAAGGCGGCTCCCGGCTTCGAACAGGACTATCGCGATGCGCTGACTCTGGCGCAGGACGCCCTTACGAGCCAAATGCAGCGTGGCGGCGGCGCTTCGGTAACGGAGGGGTTGTCTCGCGCCGATCAGGCCTACCGCATGGCGAAGACGATCAGCGAGGCGGTCAAGGCGGCCAGGAATGGCGGAGGATCGGGTGAGGTGCAGACGTTCACCCCGTCGCAGCTTGTGAACGCCGGAACCAAGTCGCAGACAAAGTATGGTGGGAAACGGCCATTCGCGACATTGGCCGATGCCGGGCAGCGCGTCCTGCCATCAAAGCTGCCGGACAGTGGCACCGCCAAGCGCATGCTGACCGCCGCTATCCCCACGGCCCTTGGCGGTTCTGCCGCCGGCGGCGGGATTGGTTATATGACGGGGGACACAGCCCAAGGCGCTGGTGCCGGCGCAGCGCTGGCAGCTTTGCTTGCTGCCGGCGGGACAAAGACCGGCCAGCGCGCTCTCGAAAAGCTACTGTTCGAGCGGCCCGCCGTCCTCAAGCGTGCTGGCCGTGCGATCGGTAAGCGCAAGGGGCTGTTTGGCACGGCGACGCTGCCATTCCTGATTGAAAATGGCAACTAGGAGTGGATCGACGCCTTTGCGCCGCCTCTCGTCCCTGATTTCCTGATACGTGGCCCAGGCTGTCAGCACGACGGCCTTCCAGAACATAACCCATCCGATGCTCAGCATCCCCCACCCCTAACACACCTTCCCCACCCCAGAAAGGAAAACCGATGCAACCCTTCGCCCCTCGCCCGGCGGGGACGGTGAATATCGCCGTGTCCGCAGTAAGCCAGCGCGTCGCCATGAATACCGGCAACGCCATCGGCCAAATCCGCGTGTTCAACGGCGCGACCGGAACCACTTTTGTCACGTTCGGCGACACCACCGTGACGGCGGACGCAGCGACAGCGACGCCGATTCCTTCGGGCGCGATCGAGGTTATGACGGTCATGGCAGCGACCCATGTCGCCGCGATCGGGGACGGCACCGGCACGATCTACTTCACGCCGGGCTCCGGCCTCTGATGTCCGTCCGGTCGAACGGGTTCCCAACCCGGACATGGAAGGCCGTCGCCGCATCGGCGGCATTGGCCTCCGTGACAGGAACCGGCACAGAAACCGTGCTGGCCACGATTCCCATCGCGGCCGGGGCGATGCAGGCAAACGGGCGGATCAAGGTCCGCACGCAGTGGTCCTTCACTGGCTCGACCAACGCCAAGGAACTGCGCGTCCGGCTCGGCGGCTCAGGTATCAACGGCTCTGTCTTGATGCATCAATACATCAACACCGCCGGAGTCATTGTGTGGTACGGCGAGACCGTCATCGCCAACCGCAACTCGCAATCGTCGCAGATCGGCGACCCGGAATACGGCAATGGCGGCGGCCAAGGTGGATTCGCGGCCCTGACTTCGGCGGTGGACACCACGTTGGCCCAGAACATCTACATCACGGGCGACCTGACCAACACTGGCGAGACGATCACACTGGAGGGCTACTCGGTTGAACTGCTCCCTTTAGCGTAGGCCTCCCAGAGGAGGCTGTGGCTTGGGGTGGGCAGAAGGGTATCGCCATCATGTGGCCGTTCCTGGGGCCACTGGTGGTCGATCCGAACGACCCGGGGACGGCATACCAGACCAATCCGTTCACCAACCCATCGTCGTTCACCAGCCACATCACGCCGACCGTTCTTGCCCAGATCAAGGCGGCTGGGTTCGATCATGTGCGGCTGTCGGTGGCGCCGGGGCCGTGGATAGACGCGGTGGGGGATGTGATGCTGCTGGCCCCGCACAGGATTTCCCCGGCGGACGAAGGCGCAGGCGCGACGATGGAGCAACTCAACACCGTTTATCGCACTATCGCTGCATCCGGCGGGTATAGCCTTGTCGATGCGAGTGTGGCGGCTGGCGGCCCGTATGCAGTGCAGAACGCACGCGGCTACATGGCTGACGGCCTGCACTTCAAGGAGCGCGAGGTGTCGCGGCGCATTGGTTACGCGATGGCCGATACGCTGGTCGCCGCTGCCGTTTCCGGCGGCTTCCGGGTGCAGTGATGACCACGCACGAAGACGCACGAGGCCACCAATGAAAGACGCATGGGATCACGTCCCCTTCGGCGTGAAGGCGATGGTCGACACGCTTTCGATCACAACCTTGCTGGGGACGCTCGCCGGTATGCTGCCACACGTTGCCGCCCTGCTGACGATCATCTGGACCGCGCTGCGGATCTACGAGACGGCCACCGTGCAGCGCTGGCTGGGCAAGGACAGGCCATGAAACTCATCTCCCACTGGCGCCTCTGGTGGCGGCGCGCATCGACATGGCTGGCGGCGCTCAATGCGCTGTTCGTGGCCTACGTGTTCTCGCAGCCCGTGCTGGTCGTGGGCCTGATCGGGTTCGCGCCGGGCGAATGGATCGTGCCAATCGCGGTCGTGGCAGCGCTGCTGGCGTTCGGCCTGCCCGTGCTGGTGGCGCAGATCAAGCAGCCCAAGCTGGCGGAAAAGCGCAAGGAGATTGACGGCGAAAAGTCCGTCGCAAGCAATTCGCCAGAAGGCGAATAACTGGGGCCGCGCCAATCAGCGGCAATCGACAAGAAGGAAAATCCTATGTCCGATGCAAAAGCAAGCACCATCCCCGACTTCAACCCGAGTGGCAGTGCGGTCGTGGCTGAGATCAAGGCCAAAACTGAAGCGCTTCTCGACTTCATCCGCGAGCATGTTCCGCACAATCGCGAGCGCTCGATCGCAGTCACGAATTACGAGCAGGCGGCCATGTGGGCAGTGAAGGCCAACTTCACGTGACATGGGTGTGGGGGCTTCGGCCCCCACTAACCAAGGAGATCGACGATGCGCATCCTTGACCTGTTCAGCCGCCGCTTCGATGGCCGCGCGGGGGAGATGATGCCACCGGTGGCTACCGCGCGGTTGTCGCCGGGACGAGCAAAGTTGTCAGCGCTGATCGGGACCGCCGCTGTCGGACTAGTCGCGGTCGTGGCGCAGTGGGAGGGCAAGCGGAACGATCCGTACCGCGATATCGTCGGAATCGCCACTGTGTGCTACGGCGAGACGAACGTCCCCATGCGCCGATACTCGGACGACGAGTGCAAGGACATGCTCGCTGGATCGCTGGCCGAGTATGCCGAGGCGGTCTTGCGGCGCAACCCTGAACTCGCCGGCCATGATCCGCAGATCATCGCCGCGTCGTCGCTCACCTACAACATCGGCATCACGGCCTACAACCGCTCGACCGTGGCGCGGCGGTTCTCTGCCGGCGACTGGCGCGGGGCCTGCGATGCTTTTCTCGCGTTCAGCTACGCGGGCGGGAAGCGCGTGCAGGGGCTGGTCAATCGGCGCGAGGCTGAGCGTCGGATTTGCATGAGGGGGCTGTGATGGAAGCCATCAACCTTGGCCGTCGCGAGTTCATCGACTGCGATGGCCACGTCTACCCGGTCGTGGCCATGTTCGATGACGAGGGCGGAGAATGTGGTCCGGATGAAGCGGTGGCGGCTGTGGCCGGCACCGAAGGCCGCTGGTTCTCCCTGGTTCTTTCTGAATTTGATGCAGGAGCGTTCCAATGACCCCACTCCCCTTCCTCGCCCGCCATTGGAAGTTGATCGGCATTGGTATGCTGGCCATCGCCATGACCATCGCCATCGTGCGCGGCAATCACTGGCGCGATATCGCCCACCGATGGCAGTCCGAGGCCCAGACTGTCGTCATCGCCCTGCGTGAGGCATCGGGCAATGATAAGGTCGCGTGGGATACCGCTGCCGGTCAGATTGTCGCCATGGGCGAAAGCGCCAAGGCCAAGGATGCAGCCATTGCGCTCCAGAACGAGCGCATCGACGATCTTGCCCGCCGCGCTGTGCAGGCCCGTGCGCGCGCCGACGAGCTGCGCCGCATTGCCGATCGGGCGGAAGCGCAGAAGGCTTCGGCGCTGCGGCGGCTGTCGTCGATGGCTGCCACGCCCGGCACGCGCGACGATTGCATGACGCTGATCCGCGAGGCCGACGAAGCGTTGAACCTGGTTCGGGAGGCGGAAGCAAAATGAAGCGTAATATATCGCGGTATAAGCCGATGACGCTATACTTTTTGGCGCTGGCTCTGGCTGGCTGCGGCAAGACCATCACGCAAGAACGCCCTGTCGTTATCAAGGTTCCTGTCAGCGCACCATGCATCGGCGTGCGGCCAAGCCCCGTGCCGACGATGCAAGAGCGCTTCCCTGATGTTGTGTGGGCCGGGATGGACGTGCGGCAGAAGGCGGGGGCTGTCGGCAAGCAGTTGCTCGACCGGCAAGCATATGGCGCGCGGCTTGATGCTGCCTCGGGAGGGTGTGAATAATGACCACCGTAACAACGCTGTCCGGCCTGCCCGGCGACTATACGTTCAAGGGTGGCCTCGCGATCCATCGCAGCGGCGCGGTGACGTCCATTGCCAGCTATGATCAGGTCCGCTTTTCCGCCGCGACGTTCAAGATTGTGGGCGACAAGCTGGTTCCGACGTTCACTTTGCCGGGTTCTGCCGCGCCCGCCCTGTCAGCGCAAGATCAGGCCGACCTCGCGCTGGGCCGGGAGGTTCGAAGGTTGGTGAAGCCCTAATCCCCGCCCAACCTCCGCAACCGCTCCACCATCGCCGGCACGACATTGCGCAGGGCATGGGGTCAATCTCCGTTGCTGATGGCGGGGATTTCTACCTCATCGGCGTCCTTCCCAGACCTCGCCAGAAATTCAGCAGTGGCCTCGCGGACGCGGTCGTGCTGGCTATGGTGCAGGTAGCTCCAGCCCATCAACAAGCCGCGCGCCTCGCCTAGATGCTTGTGCATGGCCAGCCATTCGTCGCGAGGGATTGTGATCGTGGGGACTTCTTGTTCAGCCATGATGGACGTCCTCCCCCGCAGTCAGGGCGGTGAGGTCAATGGCGCGCCACGCATCAATCCATTGGTCTGGAACGCCGCCGAAGCCTGGATGTAGCGCCCAACCAAGATCATATCCGTTCTGCGTGATGCCTTCATGCCTGACAACGAAGGCTCGGCCAGAGAGGTGGGCCCACCTCTCATCGTCGATCACCGCCAACCGCACGAGGATATATGAGCCGTCCTTTGGCGCGGTTTCGGTTGGTTGCCACAATTGCGCTTCGGCCAGTTCGGCGCGCAGGCGGGTGATCTCGGCGGCGGCTTCGCGCTGCAATGCCTCGGATCCATTTGTGAACCACGGCAGGAGCAACCGCTCCACGATGTCGGTGGGCTGGGTCATGTCTTGTTCAACCCAAGACGATCAGCCAATTGTCTCACGGCGAACGTGATGGCATCCTGCTTGAACTTCGTGTCCACCTGCTCAGTGATATGCTTTTTAACCTCGTTCGTCTTAAGTTCGACAATGGACTTCACGGCCTTGGTGAAGGCGTTTTCCTGGTGGGAATAATCCTTAGGCTGATATGTCATTTGCTCGCCGATGCTCCTGATGATCTCGGCGCGGAACGTGGTTGGCTCCCCACGTTCTCCGTATCGACCGACAGGTCGATATTCGGCATTAAGGATGTCATCCACGAAGACCGGCATTTGCGCCTCCATGACCTTGCTGATTTGCTCGCGCATGATGTCGCCGAGTTCGGTGTCGAAACGCTGAAAAAGCCGCTTGCGATAATCCTCGGTCAGCCGGCTGATAACCTGCCGCCGAACGCTTTCCTCAAGGCTTTCCTCGGGGTTCCCGTCATCATCACGAAAGATGTTGTCGAGGTCGATTTCAATCTTCATACTTTCCTCCTTGGGCTATACTGCACGATGTCGGTGGGCTGGGTCATGGGCGCTTTGGTCATGCGATCCTCGTGGTTCTGCCATCGGAGCGGTAGACTTCGCCGCCATCGGTGACGGTGATAGGGATGTCGCGAGGGATGCGTAGTAGGCTGCGAACAGCCTTCTCGGCTCCGACTCGTGCGGCCTCAGTGCGGTCGCGCTCATCATCCAGTCGCTGCTGCCATTCGCGTTCGATTGCGTTGATCCGATCGCTGGCAGGCGGTCTGTAGATCGCCAGGCCTTCGTTCTCTACAGAACCAGCAATCCCCCGACCGACCGCCTCGCGTTGCTCGAGCGTCATCTGCTCGACAAGGTGCCAGCAACCCGCAGCGTCCATCGCAAGCTCAAAAGCTTCCTGATAGTAAGCGTTCATCACTTCGCGCCTCCTTCCTGATCTTCGACAAGGACATAGGCTTTTGCGCTAACATCGTACCTGACATGTGGCGGGTCGGCGGCGAGAAAAGCAGCAATGTCAGCACTGGCTTGAGGCAAAGAAACATCGAACTCGCGCATAATATCGCCGCGCCGAACTTGCCCAAACTGACGAAGCGTGGCCGCGATAAACTCTTGACGCCTGTCTTTGAACCACCTGCTCACTTCGCGCCTCCTTCGAGCGCGGCGCGGAGAGCCTCGAATTGATCGAACGGCACGATCCAGCATTTTTCGCCGTCACCGCCTTCAATCGAGCATCGCCTGCCATTTCGGGCTGTGTAGTGGTCGAAGCCGGCAGAAATGACTTCAAGCGCAGCCCCCCGCAACCGCGCGTTCTCGGCCCGCAGCGCCTCGATCTCGGCGGACTGGTGCTGGCGGAGGGCGGTGATGGCGGCGGTGGCGATAGCCATGCTTTCTTTGTGCTGGAATTGATCGACCGGCCACCCGATGTTCTCGCCCTTGTATTTGCGGAGTGCTCGCACTTTCTCGGAATCCATGACAGCCCACGCACTGGGGTTGATGAACCGCGCCACTGCCTCGACCTCATCCTGCGCGGGCGGATCAAGCGGCTTCGGCTGCGGGGCGGGGCGGGTGTTCCAAGACGCGATGGCCTCTGCCTCGGTAACATCCGTTTCGGTGTAGAAGATACGGCCTGCAATGCAGGTATTCTGGTGATCCGGGTTCCGAACGCGACCCCAGTGCCGCGAGCAGCCGAGATTGAACCATTCGCCGTGATGATCGCTGCCTTGCTCGATCTCTGCATCCGCCCCGCAAAACGGGCACGGCAGAAGCTCGCGTACCAGCGCGTCGTTGTCAGTGGTCATGATTTTTCTCCTCGGATTTTTTCCGCTGCAACCCACGCCCAGTAAAATGGCCACCCAATGCCTGCCACAACACCAGTGACCATAGACCCCACGTCACCTGCACAGGTGTTGTCATAGTAATCCTGTGCGGTGCATTTGTTCGCTGGATCAGATGCTGACCACGCGAAAGTGGCCATCGCGATTATGAAATAGAGCCACGGAATGATTGCGTCTTTGCTCATGATTTTTCTCCGAGGAAGTCTCCTTTGCGGAGGGCGGTGGCGATAAGCTCACGCGGTTCATCAGCGGGCATACCGGCTACAAAAGCAGCAGCCCGCTCGGTGGTCTCGATGATTGCGGCGATGGCGATTTGAACGCCATGCTTGGCGTCGTGCAGGCCATCGGTGACTTCGCGGATAAGCGCATCGTCGTACTCATCTCCGCGCGAGGTAAGTGTGCGGCGCATGTAATCAGCGTAAATCCGCCTCGCCATCGCCAGTTGCGCGGGGGTGTGCTTGTTCATACTTCCTCCATCTCCGCGCGGGCACGAAGGGCTGCGGCTGTCAGGGCGAGCGCGGCGGTGGTCCCGTTGGCGCAATAATGCGGATCAGACCCACGATATATCCATCGGCCAGCGTCTCGGGTGAGAATGGGCGGGCTGTCATTTCGTGGCATCCTTCATCGCGCGAGACTTCCCGCTAATCGCCCCGCTGTTCATCCTGGCGCTCAAACCCAATTCGCGAAGCTTTGGGAGGACAACATAGTCGCTGACTCCCAATTCGTCGGCGATGTCTTTGGCGGACGCGCCTTTATTGCGCAGGCGCACCAACTGCTTGACCCATTCTTCGGTCCACTCGAACTTGCGGTTAGCCATGGTCACCCTCCCCCGCCGTCAGCGTGGTGGGGTCAATGGCGGGCAAGAGCCTCCATGCCTGATTGACGGCGATGGCGGCACCAAGGATTAAATCGCGCGCTGCGCCCTCCCAAACATTTAGAGTTAATCGGTCCAGCGCGTAGGAATCCTCATCTCGCAGTTCGCAGAGCGGTGCTTCGCGGTAGTAGTTGATCTCCAGCCACACACCCTCATCGGTCAAAATATAGGACAGCGTTTCACCGCAGATTTCACAGGCAGCAGCGCTGTCGCTTGTCGTGTCGAAGCCGCCGTCAATGCCGCTATGGAATTCATCTTCCATGTCGGTGCGCAGATATGATGGCCTATCTTCTAGCGGTGGCCCCAGTTCAAATTCACGACCCCGCGCGATGATGACGCAGGCCCGGCAGTAGGATGGCCCGGCATCGCTATCTAGCCAGAACTGCGGGCCGGGCTGAATGGCCGGGACGGCTTGCAATACTGCCGCGCGGCGCTCTTCCATGCGGTGCCAGACCAAGGATGCGCGCCGATCATTCACCATGACCTGCATCTTTCGTCAGGGTGGTGGGGTCAATGGCGCGGATTGCGTTGGCGATGTCTCGGCACGCGCTTACATCATCGCACACCTCACCGGGTTTTGCGTCGTCTGGGTGCGGCATCCGCCATTGTTCATGGCGTTCTTGCGCAAGCTGTGCCCCCGCCTCCAGCCCAGCCTTCACTCCGCGCAGTTCGGCTTCGGCCAGTTGCGCGCGGAGGCGGGTGATCTCGGTGGCGGCTTCGAGGCCATCAGGATTGACATATTGTGTCGGCAGGCCGTCTCCGCGATGGGAGTACATGGCCGTCAACCGCTCGACAATATCCGCCTGCGCTTCGGTGGGATGGGTCATGGGTGTTCGCCCTCGATAGATGCGTTGCGATGCCGCTCAATGATGCCGAGCATCACAAACACGCGACGCTCGCCATTGAAGCGATAGGATAGGTAGAAAGGTCGCGCCCCGATCGGCCAGTCGTCAGCCTTGAAGCTGACAGCATCCACCCGTTTTGTGCGATGCCATGACGCAATAGAAATGCGCCTTTCACCTTTGCGAAACAGGATTAGGCCGAACCGGTTGTGGACAAAGTTGGCATACAACCAGACGATAGTGACGATCGTACCGACGAGAAAGATGGCAGCCGTGGAGACAACGCCAATCCACATGAACGCGGTGTTCATCCCTGCCTCCTGGTGAGCGCGGCGCGGACGGCGTATCCAGCCTTGCGCAACTGCGCACGTTCTGGTTTGCCGTCGTATGACCCGCGTGTTTCCCCGCCGTCAAAGTAGCGGAACATCTCATCGATCGCGTGGGCAGCATTCTCCAGAGCCTCCCGCAACCGCACGTTTTCCTCCCGCAGCGCCTCGTCCCCGCTCACTGGCCCGTAGGGGACGATAGACCAAGCATCCAGATCTTCGGCGTGGGCCAACTCGGCATCCTGCCTGCGTGCATAGCGCGTGGCTTGATCGCGGTCGACTGTCCAGTCCGGGCCGAGCGGACCCCATGTCCGCCACTGGGTCTGATCGCCGTTGCTGACGATCCAGCCGCCCTGCGCGTCGGTGCCCCGGTGCTGGTCTAGGGCTGCGATGGCGGCGGTGGCTAAGCCGCGATAATACTGGCGGGCGTAATCGACGTCGTGATCTTCGAAGGATGCCGCAACGCACGTACTGCTATCACAGTCACCATCGCCGTCTTCACCCATTCCGCAGGGCTCATCGAAATCGACGCCGTGGCTCTTGGCCAACGCCCGCGCCACAACCTCCACCTCATCCTGGGCGGGCGGATCAAGCGGCTTGGCTTGTGCGATCAGGTCGGCGTCGTCGTGAAGCATGCCCTTTAAAGGGGAATTATATAGATGACTCCCGAGGTCATTAGTCATCCGCCTCGACCTTCTTGCGCTGGCGCTTCACGCGGCGCTC